CTGCAAACTTGCCATCTTACAATGAGTTGTCTTTGATTGGGATTTGGCCCAAGCCCAACCTGACTAAACGATCCAGTTGTTAGATCGCCAAGGTATCCACTTACCAAAAGGTAACGGAGACCACTCTACCCGCATCTTCCGAGGCTTGCTCGGGATTCCGTTGACTCCAAAGTTGAGATAGTATCTCTCCCATTGGATTTGTTCACGGGGAGTCATACCTGTTCTGATATAAAACGCAGATCTAAGCGTATCATCAATGCATACTTTGACATTTTCCAAAGAGGTTAGTGAGTCGATGTGCAACATTTGGTAGTGCCAGGGTAAGTCGCGCCTTACGTTAACCAAATATCTCGCTACCTTTTCGGGATGCAATTGAGGCAGAAGGTGCAATAGTATACCAACGGTGAGCGCCCCTACTACAGGAGTGTGCCCATCATTGTGATAGTAACTATTAGCCTTAGCTGCCAACAGGTATTTAGGATCACCCAAACTCACAGTGGTATGAAATTTGGTGATCGTTCGGTACGGATCACAGTAAGATATTAATTTACCGCGTACCTCGGTCAAGAATCTGCCACAAAAGGACGCATCATTGATTGTGTGATAAACGTCGATTTTGGCTCTCAACCCGATGCAATCAAGGAAACACATGTTAAACTTAGCTTGTTCCAAATAGCCAGTTTTTAGTCCAATGATTCCATCGTCTCCTTCATGAAAACTGGTCCAATTTTCTTGACCAATCTTCCTTAGACACATCCATGTGACAAAATGGTTTAACAAACCATTGCCGATGCTAGTCCAAGCATCACCTGAGCATCTGGAGCCTTCAATAAAGTAACCACACTTGTAGTCATTTATCGCGTTAGTTGTGAGGGCAAAACTCAGGCACTGATGAAATAAAGGATGTGCGTCTTTGGGGAAGTGAGATCCGAAGATGTAATGTTCGAACCCGACCAGAAGGTCATGTGATATGGACATATCAAACCTAGCGAAATCCACTTCCAAGAAGTCGCTGTATTCAAGAAGAGGTGACATCTTCTTATCTCTGCCTTTGCAGTCAAGTCCTTTAATAAGGAAAGGCAGGTCTTTTGCAGAGTGTTCGAAAGCGCTGATGTAAGGTCCGACGATACTGAGAAACTCGTCAGTCCGAGGCGAAATGTTTCTGACGTCAGTGAAATTGTTAGTCGTTTCATTTTTAATGAACACTTTCACTTTTGCTTCGCGAGGAAGTAAAAATCCTCGTGCCAGTACCTTTTCCCTTGCTCTTCGTAACTGGTCTCTTCTTGCCTCTGGGTACCTCTTCACCCATTCTTCGAATTCTAGAGGCTTTAGCTCGTCGTCGATCTTCCCGGCGAGAATTTGGTCCTTGTACATTCTCGCCAACTTGCGCAGCGGTGAATTCTGCGTCGAGAGCTTGCTGGTCAAAATAGACATCTGCTGCGCTTTCGAATTCGGCTTTGACCTTGGAATCCGACCAGGTAGTACGGTAATGGACTCCGAAGGAGGACAGGATTCGGGAGCAATCTTTTGGCAAACGTCGTGCAAGCACTGGTCTGGGCTTGAACACAATGACACGAGTTCCGACCAACAATTGGAAGACTCCGTTAGGGGAGGCTGACAAAATGAGAGAGACTGAGACATTGCCGCCAACTGCCAACGGACTGATGGTGTAACCTCGGTCATCGGGGAATTCAATACAATCGCCTTCCCCTTGATATTCTTCTTCCCCATCTCCTCCACTACCATCTCCATCTCTTCCTTCGTTTCGTCTACCAAGGTCTGGAGATCGATCATCTGCTGGAATTTCTCCGCTGCTGGCAGGACTCTGTCCAGTTCCACCACTGCCCACCCCATCCTGTCGAGCATCGTGAGTAAGTTGTTCTTCGACAAAGGGTGCGAGGATCCGGGCATAGGTATCAGGATCCTCGGGGTCATTCGCAATGGCTGTGTCTCCACCCGGTGTGTTATCGGTGGACACGGTTTTGGTACGATGTTTAGCACTCTTGTCTCGATCGACCCGATCGAGTTTTCCACGCATCTTGCTGGCGCTGTTACTAACGCCGTTGTCAACCCTGGCATCGTTTGACGAACGGCCGAAGAGAAAGCACGAACCAGTCTTGTTTAGAAACCCCAGCTCAACTCTGTTGGCACACTCATCCATAACATACGGAACGAGTTGTACGTTTCGGAAGCACCACGGAGCACACACTTCTGCCATAGGTCGGAAAAGAATGGCGACTCTCTGCAACAAGCAGATAGCAGTTGTGGACCGCAATCGTACGATGATGTGAAACAGAGCTGTCTGCAGAAAGGTATTGACAATTCCCCACGAGTACGGGTCACCGCCCACAATGCAAGACTCCTGAACAAATGTGATGGCAAGTTTATCACATTGTCTGCTAGTGTAGTAACAGAGGGCTTCAATCTGCGCGATATGGATCTTCTGAGACTGTAGCTTTTGGATGAGAGAAGATTTAAGGTTCGCGAGATGGTTGGAATCTCGGATTGCATCAGAGTGCGCAATTGCGACTGTACGAACAATATAACTTGGTACAGATTCGCAAATATCTCCTTCAATTTTAAGCGTAGAGCCGTGGTCGAAGATCTTAACACCATTGTACTGAAAGATTGGTCGATCAGTGCTGGACAAGTTGTGTTCGTCCGTGGAATCAAATGTTCCGGCATAGGGATACGCGTAGATGATTCTGGTGTCTCTATAGCTACCAATGGTGACGTAACTAAAGGCGCCAGCTTTGCCAACAACACATCCTTCTGAGCGCCAATTGTGGACGTGGTGTCGATAAGGAGTGCCGTTGTGTGGTTCCATGCTAACGACACCACCGGAGCGGCTGACTCGACACTCCACTCTACAAGGGTAGTCGCCGCGTTCTTCGTCAGTGATAGGCCGCTCTTGATCCCTCCCGTCGCGGTCAGCATCCCGTCTAGCAGGTCGTTGGCAAGGTGTACTGATTTTTCGGCGACTTCGGACCCACGCGTCAGCCAACTCGGTAAATGCTCTGCGATCCACTGGGAGGAGGTCTCGGTAACGCCAGACACCATATTCGTCGCCATCTTCGCAAGGGTGGTTAATGAAGATGGTGGGGCCTCGTACTGCGGCGGACAGCTCATCCACAGACATGTAATAGTCAGAATGGCTAAAAACGGCAGCAGGGATCCGATTACGCGCGGGGCACTTAGAACCCACTTGGCCGCAGTTATAAAACGGGCTTTGACTGGCCTTCCCGTTTCGGAGAATGTCCATAGAGTCCACAATCGGACCGCAGACGTGTTTCCATCCGTTATCTCCATCCGGATGCGCCCATCGACTTCGTGAGCCGCCAACGTCCCGAACTGTTGGAAATCGAGTACGTAGAAGTTCAAAGGCCCAAGCCTCAAAGGCCCGTCGTTGATGAGCGAGTAAACCGTGTCCTTCATTGTGGTAATCAGGGAGACCGAGACCACGAACGTAAGTACGAAGAGCGTCCCGCAACTCATTAGGATGAAAAGGTGAGTCCGGAGAATAAACGCTGACACGGGTATACTCTCTGGTCGATAAGTACCATACACCCATAAGTGTTGCAGACCACACGCATAGACTTGGATAAAAGGTGTGGCCCAGAAAACAAACGAGGTGGTAATTGCTCCAGAGAGAAAGGTACACCAAGCTGAAGATCTTATTCTCCTTAGTGTACCCCAGCACTCCCCGAAGAAACAGGGAGTGCGCGCAAAGGTATACAGCAAATAATGTAAAAACATATTCGGTGTACATGTCACAGTATCTATATTTTACTATCGG